CGGAAACTAACGACGCCATCGAGCGCAGGGTGAATGAAGATGATTGCATCCTCAGCATTCAAGCGTTCTAGAATCTCATGCTCACTGGCCTTCAGGAGCCACAGGAGTCCTTCCTGCTTTTCCTCTACTCGTGTGATTGATGGTTTATTCTCAGCTGGTTTTCTCGCCATAGTTGTTCCCGTTCTCGTTCCATGTCATGGTCAATGTGATGATTTTTGTGACACCTGGCGCAGTAAGTTATCAGATCTGAAATCTGTTCTGCGCCATGACGTACATATGTATTATGGTGACAATGTAATACATCAGTCGCACCACACGACTGACATGTATGGTTGTCACGTTCAAACACAGCTGCTCTCAGCTTCATCCACCGTGCTGTTTTGAGATACCTGGAATGGTAAATCCTTTTTTGTTCGTTCAGTTTCTGAGGATATTCCGCACGTAACCGATAGTATTCCTCACGTAAATACTCACGGTTTCGGAAGTAGTCATTATCTGGGTCATACCGAACCTGAGCGTAGATGTGTCCATCATCTGATGCGCGATCGCCATTTAGAATCTTCAGTGCCTCGAGTTTCTTAATGGGCTTGACCATGTGTCCACAACGTAAACATCGTATTCGATAATGGTCTCTTCCAATAGTATCTATCTTTTGAGTCATGACAGTGGACTCGTGGAGGCATTCTTCAAATGTTGGATACTTTGGTTTGTGTTGTTCTTCCCACGCTGTGACGTAGTCATCCCACGAAGGAAGGTCTGCATCTGGCATCATGTCAGAGAGCTTCAACCGAGCGCCTCCATTGTGATTGGCAGATGTTCAAGCATGATGTTCTGGATGCTTTGCGCTATGTCGCGATGCTCGAGCTGCGTGTCCTGGCGCGTTCGCAGCTGGACATAGTGAATCCAGGAACGAATGCTTCCGCTCATGTACATCGTGGTCGGAGTACAAAGCGGTAGGACCATGCGAGCAGTCTCCGCAGCCATGCCGTTCTTTATCAGATCGCGATACACATCGGTCGCGAACTCGATGGTGCTATTGACCAAATACAGCGCGTCCTGCTGTTCTTTGGTCAGTTCCTCCATCGCAGGTAGTGGCAGGCTTGATTGTCGATTGTAGGAGCCAGAGAGTCGCATCTCTGGGACATCGATGTCCTCGACCACTGTCGCGTATCGCTGACTGAACTCCTGGAACGAGAAACTGCGGTGCCTGAGAATCTGAGCTGCAATCGCCCTCGTGGTTTTTATCTCGACACACATGCTGGCCATTTCAAATATTGACCAGTGTCCATGACCGACACAATACCGAAGCAACCTCGTGACATCCGGATTATCCTGGTTTCCCGGGTTTGAGACTCGAGCGCAATACCCGATGACCTTCTCGGCATCGGGTGTTATCCATACAAGCTTTGTCATCCTACGACCTCCCACACCTGGCATTGATGCGTTTCTTTCGTGCCTTCGCTTTGCGTACAGACTTTGATGCTTTGTAAGCTGCGTGGACCATCATGTTGTAATACTTACGGTGAATCACCATGCGTGGTGGCTCAGGTGAATACGTCGGCAACGCAGCCACCATGGCTTGAAAATCTGTTAGTGTCACTTCTTTCGCTTCTCCTTCTGTCGTTCGGCTTCACATTTCGCACTGTAGTCAGTCATCAACGATAATGCCTTCGCCAAGAATAATCTCGTGTATCGTCCATATGAAGGCCATGAAGCATTGATTTCTTTCCATGCGACAGAATGCCATTCGGTTAGTGGAATCCTGTCTTTCATGTCGTGACAAGCGGAACAGCACGGAACAATGTCCGTGCCTCCGTTGCGTTCTGGTATTGGCATGTGATCGCCAGTTACCTTTGCGGAGTGACAATACATCACTCCGCAGTAGAAGCATTCAGATGTCATGCGTTCGGGTCCTCTTCACCGATAACGAAGTGTGAACCGTTGTGATAACCAGGTATCGGTTTCGGTGTTGGTGCGAGCTTGCGAAGCGTCGTGGTCTGTGGCGGTCCTGGCTTGATTTGTGGACGTGCTTGTGACTGTTGGCCTATCGCACCATTGCCATCATCATCCTCGTCAGATGCCAGCGACAGGAGCGCACTGAGGCTGTAACGTCGACCATACGAGAGTGCTGACCCGAATCCATGGCTGGTCTGTTGCATCACAGGAACCTGCACGACACCAGCAATCCATTCACCTGAGCTGTGAATCACACGGCTCTCGACAGTGATGCTGGTCGAATGCTCGCCATCGATGGTGTCAAGCACCGACTGCACGACGAACAGACCATGTTTCGCCATCACTGGCCTCACGACCTCCATGATGGCATCAAGCGATGTGTACTTCGAGCGAAACGCAGGATTCGTGGAATCCTTGACGATTGGCTTGATCTCGGCCTGTGCCTTGACCAGCGCTGGTGCAATCGCACCGATTGTTTCCGACATTGTCATACCAAACCTCCCAGATGTAACCCTACCCGCGCAAGCGCATTCCGAAACGCGCTCATGAAATTAATGTTTCGCCGGTCGATGATGTCACCAGCTCGTGTATACGACCGCCATACAGACACATCTGCGACCACTGGCTTGATGGCCTGTGCAATCGCTTTCCATTCGTCCTGGCGTGTCCTGTGCGCTTCACGCAGGCAGTCCAGGACAATCGCCAGTGCTTCGTACTTAGCCGTGCGAATCGACCTCGCCCATGCGATCTGTTTCTCTGAGCCAGTCAATGTGACCTGTTTCGGTTCGAGCATCAGCTGCACATGAGTCCATTCACTGTCGGCAATAAGTTTCGCCTGGCATATATCGCAGATGTTCAGCGTCGACGCCATGAGGCGCATTTTCGCTTTGAGTTCGTGGTGGCTGTAGCCAAAACTGAAAGTGGCAGTGTGACCACACTTCCACTTCAGTTCAATCTTTTCGTCCATCGTTATTCCCCTTCGTTCTTAACCTTGATACAGACATCGCCCATACCAAAAATAACGACATCGTCCTCGACACGGATGTCGTCGTCTTCACATTCTTCGATTGCATCAACGGCTTCATCGAGATCGATGTCATGCAGTCCAGATGGGCTGCTGAGTTGAATCGTCAACCCCTGCTCGATGAACCACTTGACCGTCGCAATAGCTGAACTTTTCATTTCCCTAATCCTCTGTCGTGGTGTCCAACCACATCGACATCATAACAGTGTTGACATAATGTGTCAACTGTGGGATATTGTCGGCATGTATGGACTCACACAGGTCGAGATCGCACAGCGACTCGGCATCAATCGATCAGCAGTGTGCCGGATGCTCTCTGGTGCATATGCTGTCAGGCACTCGACCATCAAGCGCCTCGCTGAGGCTGTTGGTCGCACAGAACTCGAAGTTGCACAATGGATGTACTGCAAACGTGCAGGACAGCCTCTCCCAGAATAAACGAAGGAATAAACCTATGGACACAAAATTGAAACTCACCTGCATCGAATGCCATCGACCGAACGCGGTTCCTTATGGCCGTGGCTTCCGTATTTGCGCCATCTGTTCACAGCGCGAGCTGCTCCGTGAAAAACGTCGACGTGCAACTGCACGGATTCAAACCATCGGCGGCTTCGTTGTCGTTGTCCTGGCTGTATGGACTGCATGCATGATGGCGTCCGACTGGAACACGCCAAACAGTGCAGATCACCGCGTACATCAGGCGATGCAAGCTCGTGACTGACACCATCAAGACGTGGTCTCAGTACCGCATAAGCAGACGTGCCAGCACGGATGGACTCCTCACGAAGGAGGAGGAGTTCTTCCTCGGTCGCATGGTGCAGGCAGGAACACCAAAGGACAAAGACAAAGCGACCGCTGAACTGATTGAACACAATGTGCGAATGGTCAGCGCCATCGCCAAGAAGTTCCGTGGCCGTGGATGCGAACACGAGGACATGATGACCGACGGAATGCTCGGTCTGCATCATGCAGTCCAGCGCTATGACTGGTCACTCGGTCACCGATTCAGCACCTACGCCACAAACTGGATTCGCCAGGCAATTGGTCGCGGTGTCGAGAGTCGTGGTCGCGACATTCGTCTACCCTCTCACGCCATCGCGAAGTTGTCTCACATTCGAGTGTCACGCCATGAGTACACACTCAAGCATGGTCAGCCACCGACTCCAGCGGAACTTCTCGCGTACGTTCGCGAAGTCAAGCACACTTACCCGAAATACCTTCACAAGCAAATCGACTCGCTCGATGTCGAATACCTGGCGGAGATTCTTCGGCATGACACGAAGATTGTGTCGAGCTTCGACGAGATCAATGCCTATGGGCAAAGCAAGTACGACTTTATCCCGTCGGCTGACAAACCAGTCCAGGACAGTCTAGACAAGGAAGAACTCTACGCACAGCTGCGAAGCATGATGGCGATACTCACAGACCGTGAGGTCGCATGTCTCCGCCTTCGATTTGGCTTTGATGGTTTGTGCGATGGTCGCTCACTCGAGGATGTCGGTCTCCTGATCGGGTACAGCCGCGAGCGCATCAGACAGATACAGGTCCGCGCAATCGCAAAACTTAGGGTCAATGCCGGCGCCGATATCCTGGCGGAGATTTTTGAGAGGATGGAACTTTGAACGAGTCAGAACATCAGATTGCTTATTTCCGTTGGTGTCACATGATGGGTGGTCGTGACCAGCGTCTCGATGTCATCTTCGCCGTGCCAAACGGTGGATATCGTACAAAGGCGACTGCCGGTCGTTTGAAGGCTGAAGGTGTCAGATCTGGCGTATGGGACATCTTTGTCCCTGTCCAGATGGGACAGCATTGTGGCCTGTGGATTGAAATGAAGGCTGGAACGAACAAACTGACTGTCGGACAAAATGCGTTTCGCGCAGCTGTCGGTGAGTCGTATTCGTGGGCCGTGTGCTATTCATGGCACGAAGCAGTCGAGGTCACATGTGATTATCTTGGCATCTCGAGTGGCATGCGTGGCAGCACTGAGTGAGTTATTGATTTCATCTGCCAGCTCGACGCCGTGAAGTTCATACACCAGGTACCAGATTGCCTTGAGGAGATCGTCGGTTTTATCTTCGCTCTCCTTTGTGCCTGCTCTGAGTAAATACTTCAACGCATTGCCTCGAGAAAAATCAAGGCTGTATGCGGAAATCACGTCGATAGGCTGAATGGACTTTGTGCGGTAATGTGTCGGAACCTGTTTGGACATTCAGTATTGTAAGGGGAAATATTGAACCGTGTATCACATGCCGTGACATTTCTGTCATTGCTTTTTGAGCCATATCCAGATGGCTTCG